GATGGTGCATTCGACACAATCTTTGAGGATTTTCAGGTTGTGAATTTCGATCCAAGTCGCTCCAGCTTTGAGGCTTCTTCGGTTCTGATCACCTCTAAACCTGGAATCAGTCAGGCTACAGCCAAGCTGGTCATGATGGTCAGAGAACTCCTTTCTGATACTAACCCCGATAGAAATTACCACTTTAGACCCCCCACAGCCGCCAAAACTGTCGCTGGGTTCTCTCAGAGGGTAGGGTTCATCTGGACAGATGACACTATTATAAGGATGCTTCAGTTTGCTGTTAACCAGATGAACTGGATTAACCCATTGAATGTCTACAGTTACAACCTGGACAATGCTCCAGAGTCCTGGTCCATGATCGCAACGGTTGGAGCCGCCGCCAAGTGTCTCTCTGCTGAAGCCTCTCGTTGGGCCGCTGAAGAATTTGGCTATTCTCTAAATGGTGTAAGTATTGACATCAATAAGGCCAGCACCTATCAATCACTAGCTGATGCCTATGCTAATGAATTCAAAGAAATAGCTACCCAAGCCGCTATGAACAGACCTTTTTCTGCTGGTCTGAGACAGCAAAGATTCCTATTGTAAGGCTGACATGATCAGTAACCTGCTAGTATTAAACAGTTCATTCAACGGATCTAGGGATTTATACTGGGTGGATGACCCTGACCCTAAAGTTATGGGCTATAATATCTACAGGGCTTATAATTACCCTGCTGAATGGACTCTCCTTAACGCTGACCCACATCCAGGTAACCTCTATCGTGATGAAACTGTTCTGACCCCAACGGTCTACACGGTCAAGCCAAAAGATTGGGTTTCCTTTGGAATTGATGGAAGATATATCTTTAAAATCCCTGATATTCTATGGTCTTCAGCGGTTAAAGGCAGAGCCACAGTGTCCAACCATCCTGACGATATAACCATGATCGTTAATGGGGTTATACTTCGTCCTGGACGAGTGGACGGACAGGAGGGTTTGGTATATTTGTCTCAAATAGACACCCTATCCGCTGATGGTGGAACCACAACCCATTCCTACAATTCCCTACTGAACTCAACTCCAGCCGAAGCTGATGTTGTTGTAACTTACAAGAAATTAACCAACTATGTAGACATTTTCATGACCACTCTGAGGACTTTCTACACAGTGGTCCCAGTTAAGGAGGGGGGCCAAGAAGTTCATCTTCCTGGCCTAGTTGGAACTCCAGTTACCAATAGCCTTGAAGTTGAACAAATCGACTACATGCAGTTAGAAATGGTTCGCCGTAATCAGTGGGTGTTTGAACAGTGTGGTGAACCAGCCTATTTGATGATCAGAAAAAGCAAGGGGAAAATCTGTGGTTGTGTGATATCTAATGGTGAGCCAAGAACCGGATGCCCTAGCTGTTATGAAACTGGGATTATCGGTGGCTACTATGGCCCTCTGGACATCCTTTTCATTGATCCCGATACTGCCGCTGTCCGAACCTTAGATGAAGGTGGAGTCAAGGTAGAGAGAACTTCCAGAAGCTACCTTACCCGAACACCTGTGGTTCACAATGGGGACATGATTGTAAGGCGCAATGGAGAGCGCATGGTCATTGCAAATGTGACCTACAAGTCTCCCAAAGGAACCCTGCTCCAACAAGACTTTGATGTTGAATTACTACAACCAAAAGATACCAGATACCTGATTCCTTTGAGTAGTAATCCTCCTGTGGTTTTGGTTGATCCAAGATTCCAGGCCACAGATCCCACTAAGGAACCCCTTACCAGCCCAACCACAGATCCCACTAATACCTGGGAGAATCCGGTTAAACCCGAAGGCAGAACTGTTGTCTTTGGTAACATCATGACCTAATGGAGTAAAAATGAGAGTTAAGTCTAAACTATTAGCTAAAAGATCCGCAGACTGGGGAGCCGAAGATACCAGATGGCACCAACGCGAAGACTCACAGGCTGTCAAGTCTGTTTGGAATGGCATTGCCAATAAGGTCCACCAATTGAAGAACTCCCTTCAGGTCAAGGGGCAGTCTCTTGGTCAGTTCCTTTCTCAGCATTCCATGGCTGACCTATTTTCCTCTCCAGACCCTGAAGTTAAGAGAACTGGGTACCAGCTTAGATCGCTGATCAACCAGTTCGTAGCTGAGGAATTTGACGCCAATGTCCTGACTCGTTTTAAGGCTGAGGCAGGGAACAATGTAACCGATTGGCTAGCTAAGGACAGGAAAGTTGGGAGAAAGACTCGCCCTTCCACTGGTCTTCGTATGCATCCTGATTATGGTGAGGCCGGTTCCTACACCACTGAAGCAAACAAAGAGAACGCCAAGGCTGGGTCTCCACAATTCGTCTTCAAGGCCAAGTTCTTACAAAAATAACTTTCAAATACTATGTGAAAGAGGTAATCTATGCCATTTAACCCTACCAAGCTAGCTGAAGCCGTTGCCGACTTCGTAAAATCTGTTGATACTGAAGTTGCTACCTCTCCCTTCGCTCAGAAGGCTCCTGGTATTGACTCCACCATTCCCAATCCCCTCAGCCCCATTATGGGAGATGAGACCTTCTATACCTATTTGATGCCTGGAGCCGCCTTTGAAGCTCACGATGGCTCTCAGTGGGTCATCACTGCTTATGATTGGGACTCCAGAGTAGAGATCCAGAATCGTTGGTACCCAAGACAGATCGCCAATGTCGGAACCGGGGACATTCGCAGATCAATCGCTATGTGGGTAGACCCTGTTAATGTTCGTGTGCCACCCCCAGTGTCAGTGGATAACTATTTAAATTAAAAGGTTAACTCTAATGAGTGTAATAAATATCGGTGTTTACTGTATAACATGCACCGCAAATGGTCGTACCTATTTTGGATCTTCTGTAAATTTGAAAAGAAGATTGGATGATCATAAGCGTGATCTTAATAACGGAAGTCACGGCAATCGTCATCTTCAAGAAGACTGGGATTTCCATGGATCTGAGAATTTTGAGTTCAAAGTTTTAGTTAGACACCCACTATCAAAATACAAACTGTTAAAATTAGAGGACTTATTTATTCATAATTATTGGGATGGGCAACATTTCTGCTATAACATCGCCTGTGATGCAAGGTCTCCAATGCGAGGGCGCAAAGCTTCCGCTACAACACTAGCTAAGTTATCAAAAGCCAACCTAGGCCGAAAGCACTCCGAAGAAGCAAAAGAAAAAATGTCCCAAGCTGCAAAAGGAAACACTCGCTGCCTTGGGCATAAAGCATCGAAAGAAACACGAATTAAACAGGCTGTAGCAAGAATGGGCCGTAAAGCTTCCGATGAAACAAAAGCAAAAATAGCTGAAGCAAGTAGAGGACGAGATCGCTCAAAGGTATCGGATGCTACTAGAGAAAAATTAAGTCAGTCTGCAAAAAATAGGTTGCCTATGAGTATGGAAACCAGAATAAAAATGTCAGAAGCTAGGAAGAACTATTGGGCTGCTAAAGAAGCCCTGGAAGTTAACTCATGTTAGATTTAACCGGAGAAAACCTATCTACTTACCTGCTAAGGGAAATTCGTGATCTTGTAAACAGGAATCCCCGTTTCAGAAACCTAGGTGGAGACACCACCGTACACACTAATACGATGGTGGCCTGGGGAGATTTAAGAGTAACAATTGATGCAATTAACTCTCAAGGAACTCGTATGAGTTCCGATTATTTTCTGTGTACACATTATGGTAGAAGCGTATTATGCAAATTAGAGAATCAAGATGGCTTGTTTATCGAATGGGTCCAGGAACTCCACAATAGTTCAATCAACCTAGAATCCGGGGTCTACTATTTTAATGTGGACTCTGTTGATGAATCTACCAGAGAAGTGGGCCTAACCATTCAAAAATACAAATGGCAGTCAGCTACTTCCGCTTTTGCGGTAGGCTCTAAGGTATACTTCACTCCAGGCATTGATGTTTCTAGAGTCACTCCAATCGACTCGACTATTCAATTTGCTGTTGAGGGGAATCGTCTAGCTATCTTGTCTTTCACTAGTGATTTCCTAACCCTTCAGTTAAATACCACTCCCCTGACCCCAATGACTGATTTTTGGTATCTAAGGACTGTGGTAGAAACCCTTACCACTTCCACCGTTTTGGGAGTCCAGGATATCACCCTACCCATCACTGTTTTTGAAACCGTGTCTATTACGGACCAGGATGGCTATACTTTGGTTGATGGGGTTGACTATATTTTTGTCAATAATGGCACAGCAATTAGGACTTCAGAGTGGACTCCGGCCAAAGCTCAGCTAACGGCTGTTTTTACCGTCAAAGCAGACCCCACCACCACTTTGTCGGCTGACCCCGAAAACAACATCAATATAGGAGGTATCACCCCAGGTCAAAACCTAGCTCCTGGTCAGACCGTCCTTTATAATTCTGCTGGTAACGCTTACAATGATTCCGACTTTATCAATTATAATGGTCAGATATGGTTAAAGAGCCTCCTTCAGACTGGAGAGCTTTATAAATGGTCGGCTAAGGTTGATGAAGGCCAGACCGCTGTAGTAGCCCACAAGATGGCTACCAACAGGGACCTTATTCCAGGCTTGGCTATCTCTATTGGAGATCAGGTCTTCGTGGGGGATCAGTGTGCTATCTTGGTATCTCCAGTTAACTCTGAAACTTATGAGGTATACGGGGCCAAGGATAATGTGTCATTTGACATCACCGTCAAGGCCAATGATCGTATGACTGCCTCGGAGATTGCAGAGACTATTAAAGCCTTCCTATTGGTGACTGGTCGAGATTCAATGGAAAGTGCTGGATTGAGCATATTTGAAGTAAGCAAAAATTCAGCCACCGGAGAGAGGGATAGCTCAGCCACCGCTCCAACCACTACCTATACCCTTGGAGTTGCTGCTGCCGCCGATTGGGAGCTTCATGTTCCTCTAGTGACCACTATAGCCCAATTCTCAGTGGATGTGGAGTCTGATACTCCCATAACGGACTTCCCAGGCAAATTATCTTTGGCTCCAAGGCTAACAGCTTTTGGATCTTCCCAATTTTTACCGTATTATAGTTAATGTAGGCTTAAAGGAGAAATTATGGCTATTAGAGAGTATAAGTGTAGTTGTGGCGTGATGACAGAAAAGATTATCTTTGGAAATAAGGATATCCCTGAAGTTATCCCATGTTCTAAGTGTGGACAAGAGGCTCAGTTCTCTGCCATGCCATCAAGAGTGTCCCTAGGGAGATCCACCTTTTCTGAAGCACCCTTAGATGTGGTGATCGGTAAGGATGCTGAAAGAAAATGGGAGAGCATACATGCCCAGAAAGAA